ACCGACTCTTCGCTGAAGAGTGGGACATGCCATTTGGCCAACGGTAAAAAGGGTAAGGGGGGGAATTCACCTTCTTCAGTAGGTTCAATCTTATCGAAGAAGAAGTATCGTTCAGTAGGTTCAATCATATCGATCGAGAAAATTTGTCAAGTGAATTCTGTGCTTATTCCGGTCCAACAGAAAGTTGTGGACCTTTCAGGCTCGTTAATTCGACCTGGAAAATACTTTCCTTCAGGGTCTTGGAAAGATCTTATTCTTTCGGATCCAGAGTTTTTTAATTCTGGTTTCTTAGTGGATAAGGGGGCTCTGTTGAATGTTATAAGGTGTCAATTATCGATCTTTAACCTAGTGTTATACTATGGTTATGATGAACCGTTGACCCCGTCATCTCCTCCCGAATGTATTTGTTCGGATTGGGAGAAATTTCTGGTATCTTTCCAGAAGTCAATTCAACCTGCTTTGAAGATCATAGAACTTTATGGTCCTGATGCGTGGGTTAAGTATTACAAGTATAAACTTGCAGCCTATGATGCACATTGGTCTGATCCTCTTGGAGGCATGCCGAAGTGGCCCTTTAGGGGCAAGGATGTACTTGGAGCTGGCACTATTGCTTGTGGAGCAGTAGGGAGGTGGCTACGTCTTTGGATGAGACGCTTGGAAAAAAGGGACGGAGTCCGTTTTCATTCCTTTCTTCAATCAGTTTCTGTTTTGAAGAAGGACATGCCGACGGTTTCCGAATCCATGATCCAGGCGAACATTGAAGATACTTTTAGGGCTTTGACAACCCCGAAGGGCGAATTGCCGTTACCTACCGCTCCTGTCACTGTATCAAATGGTACAAGACAAGTGATGGAACTTTTTTCTCATGTTGATGCTGAGAACCGCCTTAGAGCAACCATTGACCAAATTTTTGTCGATAAAAAGCTACCAACGTATGCACAGTTAACGAAGTTTACTGTGCCTTCGTTGAAAGCCAATGTTGACAAGAAAGGGGTTGAAGGGGGTTTTTTGGTTATGTTCAATGGCATCATACGTTCTTTACATGAGGAAGAACCAGACCTTTTTTCTGATCTCGAAATACCCCCAATTTTGGCAAGTATTCAGTGCAGCAAACCCACGCGGAAACGATGCGGGTTAGCGGGTATTGAAGAACAGTTCGAATTGGACCAGGATCATGATTTTTATGATCTCGATTTTCGGGTTCATGACACAACATCAGTCTCGGTGTGTTGGCGGCGGATATGGGAAAAACTTTTTCTTCTTGCTAAAGAAGAAATGCCCCATGTCATTTTCGTTGGCCTTCCCGAACCTCTTAAAGTACGAGTGATCTCTAAGGGACCACCTTTGACTTACTATGCATTACAACCTTTTCAGAAGTATCTGCATGGTGTCCTTCGACAACATCCTTGTTGTCGGTTTATTGGTACGCCAGATAGTGATTTTGATATTAATGCTATGTTTGCCAAAGCCCCTAGAGGAGCTTGGTTTTTAAGCGGTGATTATCGGGGAGCAACTAATGAAATACGCTCCTGGCCTGCTGAAATCTTGATTGACCAGCTTTTTGTTCGTCTCCGGACAGGTACTGGGAAACATTTTTGCCCAACTTCATTTCTAGATGATCTGGAACAGTTGACTTTGAAAGCGATGACACAGCATTTATTGTGTTATCGTCAAGAAGGCGATAGGCGTTGTTTTGAAAAATTAACGCGTGAAGGCTCTGACTCTCTGTTACAGAGAGAGGGTCAACTTATGGGTTCTGTGGTTTCCTTTATCTTCCTTTGTTTGATTAATCTCACTTGTTGTGATTGGTCAATGGAGATCAATGAAAGGCGAAAAACTCCCCTCTGTGAACGGCTTCTCCAAGTTAATGGGGATGATTGCGCTCTGGTGGATTTATCACCAGACGGCGGATTGTTTCCTATTTGGGAAGCCGTAACGGGGTATTTCGGGTTGATTAAGTCGGAGGGAAAGTCTTTTTTCTCTCGTGATTTTGTGCTCCTGAATTCCAGAAGGTATTTTCGTTTTGACGGAGAATCGTTTTTGTCGGTTCCCTTTCTTAACTTCGCTTTAATCCATGCCAAAAGTAAAGATGGCATGTCCAATAAGCAGTTGTGGGAATTGGGTGGGCTCACGGATAAGTTGTTAAAACTTTGTCCACTTGACATGCGTGAGCGTGCAGTCAAGGAGTTTCTATCTACTAACTATGGAAAATTAAAGAAATTGAATTTTCTATGGTGCCTGCC